TATTCATCAAGAACTGATTGTTCTGGAATTTGATTGTGACTTCGGTATCGAATAGTTGCGATGCCGTGTTTAAATTGATCTGGTTAGTCATCCTGACTTCTCCCGATAGAGTTCAACAACGCCACGCATCTGCGTGACAGTTTATTGAGCATCTATCAGGTTATGATCAGTGATGACCGGCTGATAATGTTCTTTGATCGTTAACTCATGGTTATCGCTTTCGCGGGCATGTGGTTAAGATGTCTTCATGTTACAACTAAGAGGCCAAACCCGTCAACTGAATGGCCAAACTTATCAACTAGCTTGCTGTTGCGCACCGCGAGCATTCAAAAGATTCAGATAAGCTTCTCTCTTCTTCATATTATGTGGATCTTTTTCCTTAGCCACATAAGCCTTGTCTACATCTTCCTGAGTCACATTGTAATTCGGTGCAGCAGGACGATTCATGCCTGGAATATTATTGTTCAATAATTGGGTGCGATGATTGAGCGCGGCTGTCCGTGCATCTTTGTTGACAATGAAAGTGTTTAGCATGTTATCCTGTAATTCTTTAGGATAATTTTTGCTCACATAATCGGACAATATATTCAGCGTTTGTTCACCCACTTCCTTTTTCATTGTCTCAAATGAGGCTTTATGTTTATCTAATCTTGCTTTATCTGATCGCACAAATTTTTCATATTGCGCTTGAGTCATCCCCGCTTCTTTAGCTCGTGCCTGAATATCAGCCAATCGATTCGTATCAAGGTCTGTTATATCACTTGGATTCAAATAAGTTTCAGGAGTTTTAGTCACTTCTTCCAATTGCTTTTTAAGTGTTTCATTTTCCTGAAAAGTAGGAAGTGAATTTTTATAGCCTGCTTCAAGTTCTTCAACTGTTCTAAATTTTCCAGCGTAGAGTTTTTCTTCCTGATTAAGCTGTTCCGTCATTATTCATTTCCTTAATGTGATGCTCCACTTTTAAAATCGTTCTCATAACATCCCTGAAATAAGAACGCCTCCCATCATAAAACGCAAAGCCGACGCCCGTGAACTCCCTGTTCAACGGTTCATCCATGAACATTTCCTGCATAGCCTTGTCTCGAACCTTGCGTCCTAACTCATTTACCTGATAGAGGTTGTATAAGTCATACTCTTCAGGTGAAATTCTTTTCGCTTTTAATAACTCATCAATCATTAAATTGTGACCCCCTGATTTTCAGGGAACTTGACCTGGCCTGCTGTAGTGGAGGGTCTAGGCAATTGACCCTGCTGTGCTTGCGCTTGTTGTGCTTGACCTATTTGTTTTAAGAATTGTCTTATCTCATCATCGGATGAAAATAATTTACGCGGCAAATTCAATTTATCAGTGAGGAATTTCTGCGCTTCAGAAATATTGACTGTCGCCATAGCAGCACCCTGACCAAAAAATTGTTGTTTGATTTGCAAATTACTAATGAAATGGTTAAGGTCACTTTGATTTTGCAAATCATACAGAGGTGAGACATAATCAAATTTTAATTTACGCGTAGAAAATCCCGGTATCGATTGTCGTTTTTTAACAAGCAAGCCACGTTCATTCAGGATTTTTGCAGCTACATCAAATATTTGTTTAGGTAATTCATTAATCAAACGACTGATATCCGTCGCACTGGTTCGTTGCGCACGGTTTTCACGTATTGAAATTTCAGTAGCTGATTTTACAGGTGCTTGAATTTCACCTAATGGATCAACCTGAAATCCTTTTTGAATGGCATCCTGCATATGCATGATGTGTTGCAAAACATCCGGATGGGTTGGCATTTCCAAAGGTTCGAGTGGGTTCCGTCCCTGTGGGTTACGCGCAATCATTGCGCCTGACCATTGTCGGACGGAGTAGGGGTTAAAATAGGTTCCAGCATCATAAAACATAGGAGGGTTGGCTTTAAATGCCATATTTTGACGGCTATATTGAGTCACCAGATTCAAATCTTTAATCGTCGGTAACATGTCAGTGCCAACACCTCTTCCCTCTGCTTCACCCGGTCTTACTCGATCGCGATAAACTATTATTTGTGGATAGGTGCTTTCTCTTGAAAAAAGCAACGCCAAGGGATCATCATCCATCACAGCGTAGATAAAAAAGCTATCATCACTATATTTAATTTGGCCAAAGTTAACTGTAAATACTTCGTTCGGTTCCTGTTTTAATGTTTCACGCATCATCCCGGCATACCCAGGATAAATTTCGAGTATCGATCTTGCAGTCATTTTTTGCGCGAACCAGCACGTGTTAATCACGTCATCAGTAGAATACTCAATATAGAGAGCAACAGCAGGGATACTACGGTAATAAAGCGGTATCTCATCAGATTGACTTTCAACCCAAATAGCGCCAGTCCCTCCAACCAAATCCAGATTAGAACTACTGACAACGCGAGAAAGATTAGATTCGTTGAGATAAAAAAAGATTCGTTCATTGATTTCGTCCATGAGAATTTGTATATCGCCATTTTCTACCACTTCCTTGGCGTATAAATGTTTATCGAGTACTAGCTTGCCCCACACTCGATCTTTTGGTAACAGTAAGCCATGCAAATCATTAGCTCTTTGATAAGCAGCCAACATCGCTGTGTTGTCCCAGATTTGCTGGGTAACTGGCTTCCCATCATCGCGATAATTAAATTTGACGTTAAATGCGTCTCTGTCAGGAATGACGTAGAAATACAATTCCTTGTATAAGGCGAGCCAACGATCCTTGTATTGCCGTGCTTCCCAGAAACGGGCAGCCAGCTTTTCCAAATCTTCCATGAATTGCCATCCTTAGCAATTGCAATTAATAAAGCCTGCCATTCCATGTGGGAATTGAGCCGCCAGCTGCTCCGGGTCTCGAAATAGGTGCGCGCTGATTGCGATCAGGCACCCAACTCTGGCTTCCTTGGCCTTTAATAATATCCAGTCGGGTTTTATATAAGCTCTGTTTCTTTTGATCCAGCTCCTGCTGGTTCATTTCCATCTGTTGTGTAGCTAACTCATTTGCTTCATTCTGAGCACTATTATTAAAATCGTCATCATCGTCATTACTGAAAAATCCCATGCTTGCGCCTCCAATGGCTCAACACTTCATAGTTCCGTCTACGTCTATACTTTAGCAACTTCTTATACAATTGGACAGGGTTAAAGGTGAAACCGATATCAACCCCGGATGCATACCGGCATACTTCATTGCATGATCTGACCCACCATGGTTTCCAACGTGTCTTTGCTCTTTTGGGAACATTAACTGCAACTATAGCTGATACTTCCTTGACCACTTTCAAATGTCGCAACAATGCTGAGCCATCATTACAATGAACTCTTCGAGTCAATAAACCTGTTCTATCAAAATCTATACTGATCCAATCGCGACCGTCAAAAGTGATAATATTACAATGTTTAAATTCTGCACTAAAAGATAGACGAGATTGGATGCCTGAAGATTGATTGTAAAAAATAAATACCGCAATTAAGTCTGTTTTATTCATTAGCACCATACCGCATCAAGATAATAATCAATATCTCTGTATATGGATTGAATTAATCGAAATACTTTTTCAAAGGATTCAATCTCAAAATAAATCATATATTCAGTAATCTTGTTTTCACGATAATCTATCCAAAATTCATATCGGTCTGACATTACATTCCACCAAATTTGTAGACCTTCAAAATGACTTTTTAGGGATGCAATAGCAGATTCACGATAATATGTAGCCATTACAAATATTGCGCCAGTGCTTTTTGAACCTTGTTCATGACTTCAGTGAATTGAAGGCCGGTAACTGTGATCTGGTCGCGCATGATGTCGCGAATAACTGTGTTCATTTCGCCAGAGCGTTCATTGATGGTTGCGTCATTTAAGACGTGAATAAAGTTATTGATATCATCCATTACATCATCACAAACTTTTTTCATTTTCTTTTCGACTGAAACGATTGCATCACAACTAATTCGACTGAAATTGTATTCCATTACAATTTTCTCCGTGGTTAATTAAATTCTTTTAATGAGTATCATGACCTCTATAATGAGAAGATACATTTTCTTTTTTTAATTTAAGCTTTTTTTCAAGAGCTAAAACATATTCTTCATATATGCAAATATCTTCAATTCCGATTTTCAAGATGCCAGTAGATGTGCTTCCAACTGCAAAGAGAGTGCATTCATGCTCAACTAAAATATCTAATACTTCATCATTATTTTTTTTCCATCTTTTGGATAAATCTTTTACATAATAATATCTTCGATTATCTGCTCTTTCACATTTAGAAAAATCTAAAGCTTCACCATTGGATAATTTTTTAAAAGCTTGTTGTGAAACAGGAATAATAGCACCTGTTTTTTTATGTTCCATATAAGATGTTAACTCATTATTTATAACACCTTTACTAATGCACTTCTGTTCATTTTTTTTAAACTTAGTAAGCTTGGTAAATTGATTTTTCATTGAATCAAACCTCTCTGTATCATTTCGTCAATATCAAGTACAACCTGTTTATGCTCAATGTGTAGATTCTTATAGCTGAACAACATCGCATCAAGCTTGCAGTCGCATTCAAGGTTATAGGTTTCGCCTTGATACTTGAACTCACCTTTATAAGTCCACCAGCGATCACGCTCTTTTCGGAGCATCTGATCGTGCAGATAACTAATGATTTCCTTTTTGAGCTGACACATTTCTGAAGTACGCTCAAATTTCATTTTGTCATCGGAGGTAAAAATCATTTTGAATAATCCTTCTGTGCTTCAACCCATTGGCGTATTTGATTTGAACAACAACAATATTTTAACTTGTATTTAAGCCTATCATTTTCGGTCACTAAAACATGTCTATTGCTTTTTAATGTCTTTATTTCGAATTCTCTTTCAAGTCTCTCAATGTGGTCTTCATGTTGATTGATAAGCTCATTCTTTTCACGCAACTTACCTTCAAGATGCTTGCGCGATGGGTGATGGATTTTGATGTCGCCCATATGTTTTACGTGAACTTGATCTTCTTCAAAGGGGTAAGATTGTGTATGCAACATATAACGCTCGCCTTCCTTTTTTATTTTAGAATATAAAGAACGATTTAACATCCCATCCATATCATCAATACGTCTTTGAAGTGTATTAATCATCACCTCACAACCAGTCTGCCATGCTTCACGCGCCTCACGGTCTGAGTAAAGCAACTTGACATCAGTGTAGGTAGATAATTCTTCTTTAAGTTTATTAAATTTCACGCATAAAATATTATACAAATCGGCTTGACAATTGGCTACATGATCCGTTCCTTGCAATTTCTTATCAAGGTTTTTAATTCTTCGTTCGTAGTCATTTTGAATTTCAGACAACGCCAGATTAAAATCTTTCTTAAGATCTGCGATTAATGCGCAGTTATGATCGTCTGGATGTTGTAATTTCACTGATACACGGAAATTACAGCCACCACAAATAATTGTTTCGCTCATGGATAAAACCTCTTGTTATCATCAATTGCATTATCGATAAATTGTTTGACCTTGTTTACTCGGCCACGCCTCATCATATCCAATGGCGAAATCATGCCGAAAGCCGGGTTAGGTGTTTTAAACCATTCCCAGCTTTTAGCGGTGTCGCCATTAAAGAAGCCTTTGATCTTATCAAAATAGCCTTGTGGAATCATGCAGAATCTATGGGTGCCGATTCTGGTGCTTGCTGTGCTTCTGGAGCCTGTGATTCCAGCGCCGACTCAGGCGCTTCTGGCTGTGGGGATGCTTGACTTACCTGTACGGTAGGCTGTGGCATATTAACGATAGCTTTTTCAAACCAAAGAAAACCAGTATCAAAGTGCAAAAATGCTTGCTGCATAGCAAGTGGCATTACGGGGAATGTTTGAATTGATCCAATAAACTGGCCATAATTTTTATGGAGAGACTCCATCAAGGACTGCTTGATTGAATTAAATTGTTCTGGTGATAAGGTGGGTGCTGCTGGCTGTGCTTCAACATTTACATCCTGTAATTTTTCAGACATGCGTATACTCCAATAGGTTAAATTATTTCTTCCGTAATTTTTTCAATGTCTTTGCAAGTCGCGCCTCTTTGCCTACCTTTCCACCTTTCTTGGCGGCTGCATTGAGTTTTTTAGCGGGGATGGGTTTACCTTTCTTTGCACCAAGTTTCTTGCGCAATGCGCCTTTATTCTTGGACGTTGCTTGCTGAATCCATTTCTCTGCCATGATTGATCGCTCCCTGCGATTGTGACAACGGGTTCTCACTGAATCGTTTAAAAGATTCGCTTAATTTATTAAATAATTCAAGTAATTCTTTGTACTCAACTGCTTCGACCCCAAAATCTTCTCGCGCAATGCTCGTTAACAGTTGCCAAGACGCCTGCCAGTTTGTTCGACGGTTTTTGACATCAGCCAGCATTTCTTGTATTTCAATACCTCTTTTTTGTTCAAAATCTACCCAAAGATGTGCAAATATTGTATTACTATTTGCCGTTGCTTCTTCTTCTCCACGTAATAACCAACGTCTTAAATTTTCACGGGGAATGCGTGCCATACGCGCCACTTGGCCGATAACATAATTGCCTTGCACATTCTCAAGAATATGCTGTGCCACTTCTTCGGTTAGGGTTGTATGGAATCCAACAGGGTTTGATCTCATTCGCTGCAATCCTTGCATTGATATGCAATAAGAATAACTCAAACAATCGCAAACGTCATTTCTTGATCGGATTTTGATTTTAGATGGTTGAAACGTAACGTTTCACCGATGCTGCGTACTATTTTTTCTTGATTCTTATTTTAAAGCAAAACGAATATGTTGACATTACTATTCATTTTGAATATTATTGTCATGATTAAACAAGTGATGAGGAAATACCATGATTAAATTCAACCAATACAATGTAACAAATGGCGTGCATAAAGTTAAAGTTTTTTATAGTCTCGACAACCGTATTGACGGACGCAAAGCAATCACCATATATGCGAAAGATTATGGCTGGAAATCATTCAAAGATGTTTTCGGAGAACTCGCAAAAAATGATACAGACATAATGACTGATTACTTTGAACAAAGTCATGCGGTAATTTTTGAAGATCATCCGCTTTATTGTGAAGCGCGTGAAAAAATTGAAGGCTTTATTATAAAAATTTCTAAAAGGAGACATAAATAATGTTAATGACAAAAAAAGAAGTCCAAGGGGTTTTAAGCAAAGCAATGTACTGGAATGAAGTAATAAAACGTGAAAATCAAGGAACAATATTACAAAAAGAATTGATGGATGAGGTTAAACGCCTAGGAGTTTCAATATTATTTATATTAGAAGATTATGCGTTAAGAGCAAAAGAAAAATATGATTCAAATTCAGAATAAAAATAAAGGGGCATTAAGCCCCTTTTTAATTACATCTTACCGCCATCATGATACGTAACATTTTCATGACCCATAGCACCCATTGCAGCTTTAACACGGGAAGAATGGCCAGCATGATCAATGCTATCAACCTTGCTGTGTTGAACAGTACCCTTGTTTGCACCGCCTCTCTCAGCAGCCTTGTTGCCGCCTTGATTGGGATCATTTGCTTTTGCATCTTTCGCAGCGGGCATAACGCCCATTCCATCGCTCATTTTATCGCTCCCTGATTGTTGTGACGTGACGATCCGTAGAAGAAATCAATTATAGTTTGCCACTTTGACGCCAACATTCCAACTA